TGTTCCTGTTAGGTTAGTGCCTGTTCCTGTTAGGTTAGTGCCTGTTCCTGTTAGGTTAGTGCCTGTTCCTGTTAGGTTAGTGCCTGTTCCTGTTAGGTTAGTGCCTGTTCCTGTTAGGTTAGTACCTGTTCCTGTTAGGTTAGTGCCTGTTCCTGTTAGGTTAGTGCCTGTTCCTGTACCTGTTGTAACAGTACTAGTTGTAACAGTACTAGTTGTGTTAGTACCAGTTCCTGTGACTTGTGTATTAGTGTTTGTTTTGCCTGTAATTACGCTGGCTAAGTCTAGTTTGTTTAAATTAGTTGCAACTGCAGACTTTGTTAATGCAGTATTAGCATCCATACCCTTACTAATAAGAGTGTTAAGAAGATTTAATGCTTGAGTTAAGTTTTGAGTTTGATTATTAAAATCTTTGTCTAATGCTGCATTATCTTTTTTAAATTGCTCTTCTGTTATTTCTTTTTTATCATATTGGTCTTGTAATGTTTTCTTGTCATTTGTGTAATCTTGTAATGTTAATGTAGGCGTAAAGTGTGTTGCATTAACATTTAATCCTTGCGACAAATCAGTAGCTGGAACATTATCTAGACTAGCTTTTAAGTCAGTTGCTACTTTAGGTAAATCAATAGTAGGCTGTTTTGGGTCATAGCCTTCAGTGCCTGGCACATTACTTTTGCCAAAAGGCATTGTTCCTGAAATATCTGCAACTTGAGTTCCAGTGCCAAATAACTTGTCAGCAACATCTGGGGCATCAGATAAAATTGACTTTAAATCATTTGCAGATATACCAAAATTTGAAGCAATATCATTTATTTTAGTGTCGTTTGCAGTAGATGTAGTTGTATCACCGCCTGTCGTAGTTGTACCGCCACCTGTCGTAGTTGTACCGCCACCTGTCGTATCTTTTGCTGTTACAACACTGCCTATGGTGCCAATTGCTTTAGTTGGGTCAGCAAACTGACTAATTAAATTATTAAAAATCTGCTCTTGGTTCTTACCGCTTAATGCAGATGTTGCTACAGTGCTTCCAGCAATTTGTGTAGCTCGTGCAATCTTAGCCATTGTGTCTGGAGATACAACATCTTTTAATGCAGAAGTAATGGCGCTTACACCAGTTTGGCTAATACCATTAGCCGCTAAAGACGTGGCAAATGCTTCAAAAATCTGATCTCCATTTGCGCCTTTAACTGCACTACCTACAGTAGTTGCTAAAGTTGTACCAACAATACTTCCAAGTTGTTGTTGAGTATAAAAGCCACCTGATGCTTCTGAAACATCTTTAAGCACGCCGGCTACAGGTCCTGTATTCATTAGCGGTTGCATCGAAGATGTGATGCCGCCGATAGCAGCACCAGTTAATATGCCTTTGCCTGGGTCTTGGCCAGATGCTGATGCATTTAGACCTCCCATGGTTGCACCAACAATAACGCCACCGGCAATGGTGGCTGCTGAGCCAGTTAAGCCTACACCTGCACCAATTGCTGTTAATGGAGCTGAACCTCCTAGTGTAGCCATGGTTAATGCAGCTGTTCCGACAAAAACAAGGCCTGGTGCTATATCACGACCAAAGTTAAATCCGCTACCGCCAGTGTATATATCCATGTTATACACACCGCCGTGTGACACAGCCTTAGAAATAGCTAATAACTTATCGCCTTCTTGTCTATATAGTGCAGTTTGGAAGCTTCTTGAACCTTTTTCAACTGCTTGGCCAGGTTCAAGTGAGTTAAGTGTTACAGACCAAATGCTTTTTGACGCTTTATCAACGGCGTCGTAAAGCTGTGACTCTGCGGTTATTGTACGCATTTTTGGTATTAGCTGACCCTTATCATCATATAGGTAGTCGCCGTTTCCATCTGTTTTATAAACCGGTTGGCCAGCTATTGATACTACATTGCCGTCACTATCTCTTACATCTTTAGTTAAAAGTGGAACTTGTTTATCTTTAAATTGATTCTTGTCAATTCCAAGCAAATCAGCGGCTTCGTTTAACCCGGAATAACTACCGACATTACCGTCTTCATCAAGATTAACAGTTACACCAACAGCGTCAGCGCCTCGTAAAATTTTCCCACTATATCCAGTTCCTTGCCACCCAAGATTATCGGTAATATGGCCACGCTTATGAGAAAAGTTAGTCATTACATTGCCATCGCCTACAGCAGCAAGTGCAACATTTGCATTTAAAATAGGTAAATCATTGTATGAGCCATAGTTATAATTAAGCGTTCCATTAATCAACTTACCACCAATGTCAGTTAATGGCGTTACTGCCTCATATAAAAGTGGACTGCTTGCTTTTATCTTTTCACCAAGCACTGGGTCTTTTGCCATTTGACCATAAATATCTCTTATCTTGTCGTCATTAGTTTTGGCTATTTGAATTTTATCAGTTGCACTACCGGCGCGGCCTTCATTATATCCGAACTGTTTGTAATGCGTATAAGGGTCAAAACCATTTCTAACAACATCGGGGTTTTGAGCTAAATAGTAATTAGAGTCAAATTGATCTTGTGACAACTTTGGTGCTCGAGTAGTTAAACTAGGGTCTGCAAGCAAAGTAGCATATTGCGTAATTTGTGATGGAGTTAAACTGTTAACAAAATCAGCACCTATTTGTGCTGTTAAAATTGCTTTTAAATTAGTTGTTGAATATTTAATGCCTTCATCAGATAAAGCAATTCCTTTAGCAATCTCTGCTGGAGGTATGCCTTTAGACAGTTGTGTTCTCCAAAAATCAGACTCTGCTAACGAAGGTGTACGACCTACATATTGCTGATAGAGCTTTATAACAGGATCATTTTGGAATGCTGTGCTTTCGGTTGACCCGCCAATCTGTTTAGCAACATCAGCTAATGTCATTGTTCCAGCGGTTATTTTGGAAGTCCAAAAAGCTAAACCACTTGCATCAGGCGAATGACCTAAACGGTCTGTATATATCTGAGAAACTAGTTTTTCAACAGCAGGCTTATTAGCTACATTAGCTGCTAAGTTTTTTGTTACGTCATCTATTGTTTTACCAGATCTTAACAAAGCTTGAGCATCTGCTAATTCTTGTGGCGTAGGGAGTTTTCCGGTATATTGCTGGAAAATATTAGCAACTGAAGCGGCTGTTGATCCTTCTGATGAGGTACCAATTTGTTTAGCAACATCCGCTAATGTCATTTGACCGTTAAGCACTTTAGAAGACCAGAACGATAACCCATTTGCATCAGGTACTCGACCTAGACGATCATCATACATCTGAGTAATTAATTTTTCAATAGAAGTCTTAGTAGTCGGAGTAGCTAATAAGCTCTTTGTTACATCATCTACCGTCTTGCCAGAACTAAGCTGTGTCTTTGCATCATTTAACTGAGTTGCAGTTGGTGCTGTTCCAGTATAGTTTGTGTAAAGGTTATTAACTGCAGTTGTTGCTGTGCCTTCTTGTGAAGCCGCAATAGACGATTTAATGTCAGCTAAAGACATTCCATTTTTTGCTGCTTGTGTCCAAAATGCTAAACCAGAAGCATCCGGTGTTCGTTTAAGCACACTATCGTACAAACTTGTAATAGCTGCCTCATTTGGATCTGGAACCGTAGAAGCCATTTGAGTAGCATTAAGTGTTGTGCCTGCTGTTCCAGTTGGCAGTGATGTTTGCTGTGTTGTTGCTTGAACATTACTAGGTAAAGCATTATCTCGATTTGGGTTTACAAAACCTTGCTCAAGATTGGCGCCTGTACCACCAAGTGTATTAACATAAGGGTTTGCTTGTGCTTCTTGTGAATTTTGAAACGCATTTTTAATTTGTTCTAGTGAAGTGCCTGTGTTATATGCATTTTTCCAAAATTCTAATCCAGCAGCATCAGGCGCACGCTTAAACACACTATCGTATAGTCCAGCAATCGGGTCAGTAGAGTTTAAAGTTTCGAGTGCCATGTTATCGAATACTAATTATGCCACAAAGAGCAGCTGCCCAGTCTTGCCAAGTTTTAAAACCACGTGGATCAGGTACACCGTTTTCTGTAAAATAACCAATACCGTTTAGACCTGCTGCCCAATCAACCCATTTGTCTTCAGGTAATGTACCAAGTTGATTAGGCGCAAATAGCTCTGCCATTAAAGCACACCAGTTGTCCCATTTCATATATCTAGGGTCGTAACTTATCATGGGTTGCCTGTGCCTCTCTCGTCTCCAAGATCTGCAGAGAGTAAAATCTGACCCATTTCATAGTTGCCACGAATTGTATTGCTTTCAAACTTAATTCTCATTTCACGTCGTTGTTCACGTAAATCAATTTTAAGTGTGTCAGGTGCAAATACATATGGGTCACTAAGATCATCAGGGCCTTGTGCATAACTTGGGCCTGTAATGTACATATTCATGTCTTCAGATTGGTTAAAGTTAGGCTCAACACGTTCTAAATGAATCCATTTATTAGGCCCTGAAGCTTCATCAACGCCTGGGCCGCCTGTTACCCAACCAATATTGTTAGTTTCAAAATAGCTTTGAATTGCATCTACATTGTTTAAATAAATTTCATCAGTGCCTGTTTCATGCTGCCATAAAGTATAACCATTTGTTGAATTTTGTTCTGTTCCTGCCCAGACAGGAAAACGGAAAACTTCAGAGAATACACCAGCCGATCTACGAGCACCAATAGCAGTTCCGGCATCATACCAGACTTGTTCACGAACATTAAATACTACCGCATCATTACATTCTTCAGAATCACCGTTAGGAAAGAACCACCAAATTTCACCCCAACGAGGAATCTTACTAGCCCAGACTTTTTGCCTTTGAGCATAGTTTAAATTGTCAAAGAAATAGTTAAAGTTCATTGAATTTGGTATTTCTGTTACAACACCGTTGTACATTAAGAATCGATCAACACCAACCCAGAAATAAATACCGTCATATTCAATAACACATTGACTAGACATAATAGAAGACTGACTAGTAATGATGTCATAGCGCCAATACAATGTTGAACCGCTTACTGTTGTAGGCGTATATGACACACGAACTAAAGAGTCTGTTGACCAAAATAAACCTGAAGGTGCTGTTGTACCGCCACGAACTGGTAGCCCTTTAACAATTTTACCTGTGGCTACGTTTGTTTCGTTAGCATCTGCAGAGTTCCAATCAAAGAAGTTACCTGCAGAGCTATTTTTAATAAACCCATTATTGCCATAGACAAATAAGTATGGGTGAAGCATAACACAACCACCTGACACGCTAATGACATCACCTGAAGGAGTTGAACCTTGACTATCAGTTAACTCAGCCATTGTGCCGCCTGGAAAGTCACCATATAGTACAGGAACATTAACAGTACTGTCAATGTCTGTTAAATTTTGACCAGGATGTGCAAGTAAGTATGACACACCGCCTGCCACATCAAAACCATTGTCAAACTGCCAAAGATTATTAGCATTAGCAGTATAAGAAGTGATAACAGTTGCAACATTGATTTTAAACCCAGAACCTGTTCCACCAATAGTTGCTGAAGTAGCGCTTAAAACATCGCCTACTGTATAGCCTGTGCCGGCTGTAGTTAGTGTTACTGATGAAACACCGCCTGAAGAAACAACAATCGTTGCTTTTGCACCAGCGCCTGTACCACCTGTAAGACTAACTCCTGTGTATGTTCCTGTAGTGTATGAAGTTCCAGCTACTCTACCAGTTAGTGTTAGTATACCGCCGCCAAAAGCAATATCATAAGGCCCAGAACCAACACCATTATTATTGTCTGTTGTCCACATCTGTAACTTGTTATTTGTTCCAGAATAGATATAGTTTAGACCATTTTGAGAATTCATATACATGCCACGGCTAATGCCTGCAGCATTTATAAAAATGCCTCTATATCCTTTCATTTTCCTTGGTCGACCGCGCTGAAATCTTACCCAGCGCCCATCAACATATGTTGGCGCATCAAATAATGTACCGTCGCGCTGAATGCCTGGCTTAATCTGAAGAGATATAACCTTAGCTGTCAAAATGATCCTCCAGAAATGCCGTTAATAACAGCTAATCCGGTTGAGCTTAATGTCATTTTATTAGTGCCGTTTAATGAAAAGCCTATTTGTCCACTAGACGGTTGATATATGCCAGTAGTTGTATTGCCTGAAAAATTTAATGAAGGTGAAGCTGCAGAACCTGGATTTAAAGTTAAACTAGGCAATGATGAAATTGCAGAACTATTTGCATTATAGACGTTTGTACCATCACAGACAATAATTAAAGTTTGGTTTTGTCCAACAAGTACTGTTGATGCGCCAAGTGTGCCTGTTGAAAACTTTAGAGTATATGCGCCTGTAGTATTGTTTGTAACAGTATACAACTGAACTGTAGGTGGCAATATAATAGTTGTATTGGCTACTAATGTTCCAAAGTATTCTTGAATTAAATTGGCAGATTGTGCTGAAGAAAGAGTAACAGTAGGGCCAAGACCTGTAAGATCTAATGCTAATTGCGTAAAAAAGAATGTGGCAGATTGCCCATAACCAAACGAATTAAATTTTCCAGCACCGTCAGATACAAGAACTAAAGACTCTGTAAGTTGTAACTGTTTATTACTAGCACCGTCAATAGTGTCAGAACCTACCGGAGCAATAGTAAGAATGCCTGTTCCATTATTACGAATATTAATAAACCAGTTATTGCTTACACTTGTAGCTGACGGAAGAGTAAATGTACCTACACCACTTTGCCAAACAGCAAATTCTGCTCTATTTGCGGCAGTAAAAGCAGTATTGGAATAGTAAGCAACAAGATTATATGACTGATTTAAAGTAGTGTCAATTGCTTTTAATCCGTAGCCTGCTAAAGCTGAAGCATTGGCAGAACTTGTTCCAGCACCAAATTGAACTACTGACCAAGTTCCAGGTATGGTTGTATTGTCAGTAAGATAAATGTATTGCGCAATACCTGAAGCCACTGAAATAATTGTAGTACCGTCACTTTTTGTGACTGTAAATGAGTATGAACCAATGTTCTTAACTAAAACACTTTGGCCTACTGATACTTGAGTAGCAGCAGGCATAATTAGTTTAAGATTTGTATTAACTGTTGCAGTAACTTCAATAATGTTAGCAACTACATCATTTGTGTTACCGTTAACAGGCCATTGAAGAATGGTGTCTGTACTAATTGTTAGCTTTTCATAGCCAACTTGACTTGGTTGAATTGTTTGACCTGTGAATGGGTTTACATAAGATGTCATAATTAGCTTTCAATAGCAATTGCTTGGCGATCGCCAATGCGAGTAACGTCTTCTGTCTTCAGCATTGCCATAGCTTGATCATATTTTTGTTGGAATATAACTCGTTGATCATTCTTTAAGAATGGCATAGCTTGTAACAGTGTACCAAATAGCATTGCATTTGGAGCATACTGAGTCAGCCAATTTGTTTGGTTTTCAGAAGACAAAGGAGCAATACGCTCATAAAATAAAACTTCAAAATTGTAATTTTTATCAGGCGTTGGCCCAACTAACCAATGCTCATAGTCATAATCCCCGTAGTAAAGGGGCTGCCCGGTCACTGAAGCATTCGGAGCATAGGCTTTAATGTATTCATATTTCCGTAAATAGACCGGCTCTCGTGACCCATCTACAACCACATTAAATGATACCGTCTTACGCCATCTAGCAGGTTTCTGTATAACCGGATTGCCTGCTAGCATAGTACTTTCAACAACTTGCATTTGACCTAAAGTCTTGATCTGCTGTGCAATTTCAAACTCGCACATAGTAATGAAAGTAGGTATCTGATTAACAGTTGCTGGATCGTTGCGCTCTAAATACTGCAACACAGTCGTTGTCAGCGAGTCATACGTAAGTACGAAAGAAACGGTCATTTGGTAACCCTTTTATTTGCCATTTTATATTATACGTAGGGCCGTGTACCGGCTTTATCAATAATCAGAGCTTGACGACGTGGGTTGTCAGTTAATTTGTTTGGAATACTGATATGTGTCCATCGGTCAAACTCACGAATAATCTGATCATATCCGATCTTACTAGCAATGATGGTTTTAACCACTTCATCTGGTGTTACACCTGGAACACGAATATCCGCTGCACATCCAATGCGATGCTGACTACTATCTTTTGAACCTACCGCATCATTTACTGCTTTGGACCGAAATGCGCTATTAACCATGATCGGTTTGCCACCAAGAGTCTCTTTTACTAACTCGAGAAACAGAGCTAGTCTTTCTAAATTGGCTGTTTCAGATTCATTAGGCTCATTACTTAACTCTCGATGGTCAGTATAAGTTAGTTCTTCAAGAGTAAAGTGATCAGTCAGTTTCATTTTTTAAGATTAGCCATAATCCGAGTGCCAAATAAAAACCCAAAAGCAATGTTTGCTGCTTCAACACCGATTCTTTGTATTTCAGGAGTGACAGACAAGAACAATGTACCAATACCTACAACAATCACAAATAAAGCGCCTAAGTAGCGGCTAGAAGCTCTTAAATCAATAACCCATTGACTAGGTGTGCCATAAGGATTGTCTAATGCTGCGATAGCTTGTAGCTTATTTACTTCATTTTGGTCTAGTTTAATTTGTTCATCAACAGAAATAGGCTTAACGCCGCCTGTCACCATGCCAATAAGACTTTTAATTCCGTCTATGCCAACAGGTACTAAAGCACCGATAATAGTTTCTAAGATCATTTTGATGAAAAGTAGTGACTTATATAACCGACTATTGTGGATAAAGCAGACACAATAACCATGCCAGCCCAGAAACCGCCTCTGCCTTTATTGGCTAAAGCTAAAAGCTCTTCCATGCCTTCTTCTAGCTTGTCTACTTTGGCGGTTAACTGATCAACTTTTTCCCAAAGCTGTCCGTATTTAACTGGGTCAATTTCAAAAGACATATTCATTCGCTTGCTAAGTCAATTGGTTGATCTTTAGTCTGGTTCTTAGCTTCTTCTTGAATTGCAGCAATCAACTGAAATGTTTCTTCATATGGTTGCTTACCTAAATAACCAAGAATGCTGTTGATAAGTGCTATTGATAGTGGAATATTTTTCATGCTGGTTTGCTAGGAAAAGTAACTGTCCAAGGAAAACCTTCTGCGCTAGGCAAATTGCGTAAGGATTGACGATAAGCCGCCCAATCTTCTTTATTAACAGGGGAATCAGCTATCTGTGTCCAGTCAGAATCTTTAAGCAGTTCATTGCGTTGGTTACGCACGTTTTGAGCCCGTTCAGCATCTTTGATTGCTTTGTAAGCTGCTTCGTTTTCGGCTGCTGTCTTAGCTGGGCTATCATCTGTAGCAGGTGTGTCGGTAAAGACAGGACCCAGTGTGTACTTAGTGTACCAAGTGCCATCAATTTGCTCTAAACCGTTAAACATACTGTACTGGTAGACTGTGCCGCCTGTGGCTTGTGGTCCCTCGAGGACAACGTCAATACCTAGGGTTTGCAAAGCGTCTGGCGTGATAGGCGTGTTATTTGCCAGCTCGTTTTTAAAAAGTGAGTAAAGCGCAAAGTCTGTTGCCGCATACTCGCCTGTTGATTTAATTCTGTATCCCATGATTTTTCCTTTAAGCTATTGCTAAAAATATGTAAGAAGCGCCGTTTGTATTAATTGCGGCAAGTATTGCGGCGTTAAGAGTAAAGCCACCAGCGGTTGTTGTTACAGAGCCTAAAGTAGCGACTTCTGCATCTCCAGTATTTAACAATAAATATGGGTCTGTAAGTGTAGTCATTCCTCTAGCGGTATTGTAAACATACCAATCACCAG